AATATCTACACAACTTGGATCAATATCAAAACTGCGAATTTTATCTACCTTCATACCGCTTTCAAAAAGCATTGTAGCAAGTGTAGCATACCAACCTGCACACAAATACACTGTGCCTAGATCAACTTTAAGTTTTTTTAATTCTTTGACTAGCCAAAGTTTACTTTGTAATTGCCCTCTACTAAAACAATCGTCATCAATATCAATATTATTAACAAAAAAGTTTTTAAATGCAGATACAAATTGTGTATTTGTATAACGTTCTAAAACAGGCCATAACTTCCAAATATTATCTTCTAGTACAAGTTTACGCAAATCATCATCGTTAAGTAATCTAAATACACTGTGTAAATTATTTTCTGTTACTGCCTTACGTAAATCTTCAGTATCATAATTGTTTACAACTCTAAAAATACTGTGAAGATTTTCCTCTATAATTGCTTTACGTAGTTCTTCATCTGCATTTAATAATCTAAATAAACTACTTAAATCATTGTCTATATATGTTCTACGCAAATCTGCTAATTTTGTATTTGTTGGATACAACAATTCAAATCTATCTAGCAACTCAAATGTTTGCATTTTTAAATTGCTCCTGTAACCAATCAAAATCATTAATCTTCTTTAGTGCTTCATTATCTCCTTGATACCTTGCACCATATGCTGCTCCGGATTTTGCACCAGCTATTACATATTTACCGAAAGGTTTATCTGCACCTACTGTACACCAAATCTTTAATCTATTATTAGTTTCTTCGTCTTTTTGTCGATCAATAATTTTACTACTTAATTTACAACATTCTCTAAATGCACTTTTCCAGGATTCAAATTCGCCTGTATTAAAACTTGTAATATTAGCAATCTTTTTTATAGCATTAAATTTTCTACTAATACTTGTTGTCATATCAGTATTTGATACATCCATATTAATAGTCATACTAGTAGGAAACAATTTTACACCACCATATCCGTATACTAAATCATTTACAGGATTTTGTGATCTCCATACAAATACGTGATCGTGTTGCCATCTTGGTACTTGATAATCAAACTTAAAATCATCTACAATTATTGCATCTGCATCAACTATCCAAAACATTGATGTATCACATACTTTTGCAGCTTCAATATGTGCTTGGTGTATTCCAGTAATGCCGTGAACACGATGTATAACTCTATCCGGAAACTGTTCTAATAAACATTCAAAATTTTCATCAGCGTTTGGTTCGTTATAACTTATAAAAACAATATCATATGGTATTGGCGAAGAAGCATTTATTTCTACATCTATTTTTTTAGCAAACCAAGCATAATCATACTCGCGACGGGAAACGTGAAAATCTTTGTGCTGCAAAAAAATACCATCATTGTAATAATGATTTTTAAACAAAAAAACAAGATCTTTATCCCAATAAGATACTTGATAGTTAAAATCAAAATTTACACTTATATCAGACGGTATTATCCATACAAATTCACTAGTAACGTTTTTTAATTTTTCTTTATAATCGTCGTAATCTTTAGCGTATATTTTTTCAAATTCAGCAGATTTACTTGCTGTTATATCTACTTCTTTTTTATGTATAAATTGTCTTTGACTTATTTCTTCATCTGTTAAAATTACATCCTTTGGAAATAAGCATACACCGTCAAATTTTTCTCCGTTTTTAAAAACGTGCGTAACATCTAAACTCCAATTATCGGCTTCATAACTAAAATCAAAAGAATCTAATGGAGTAATATCATTCCATATTACCCAAAACATTTTTGTAAAAACTTTTCTTTTTGCGCTATCTAACGAGTCTGCACGTTTTGCTGTAAAGAATTTTTTCTTTACATTTTTCCAATTACTTTCGTCGTTTCCGATATATACAATATCATACATACTTTATTATACAATCTTTTATTGTAAATGTCTAGTGTTGCCATAACTTACAGTATAGTTATCGCCTTTGTAAGTACGCCAAGGATCAAATACAGTAAATTGCCCTTTTGGAACTTTGTCGTTTTCGTGAGCTAAAACAAAAACGCTCGGATTTTCGTTCACTATCCAACCACCGTGTTCTTTTATATAATGTTGTACAAGTAAACTGTAACTACCATCTGTATATTCTACGCCAGACTTGTAGCTATCACTACTAAATTGTATCTTATTTCCATATTTAAGTATTTCGATAGCCATATTTTGTGCCTGTTGTTCTCTTGCATTCATTATACTATCAAAAATGTCATATCCTAAATGTAATTTCTTTGCCATAAATCTTAAAGCAATATTATCTCTAGGATGACAGGCTCCGCCGTCCCCCATACCGGCTTTCATATAACTAGGACCCATAATTCTTTGTGTACTATCCTTTAAAGCATTGGTTACAATGTCAACATTTATATTACCTTGTTGTTGTGCTACATCTTGAATCATATTCACCAATCCAATTTTAGTTGATATAAATGTATTATAAAAAACTTTTATACATTCACATTCGTCCCAAGTGCCAACAACATAGCGAGGATCATTTTCCATTATAGTTTTGTAAAAATCTACTAGTTGCTTTGCATCGCCTGTTTCGCTACCGTCTTCGGTACCAATCATTACCATTTCAGGATTTACCATATCCCAAGCAACTGTTCCCATTGCGATAAGATAAGGATTGTAAACAAATCTTGTATTAGTGATTAACTGAACGAACTCTCTACGAACAGTACCTGGTAAAACTGTACTTATAAGTACTAGCAATTGATTTTTATTCATATGCTTGTTACACTCTGTTAAAACTTCTTTAACAATGTTATAAGAGAAGTCTTTAGGCTCAAGGTGTGCTGTTGGAGCTCTGCCGTCATAATCTGGATCGTGTGGTGTAGGTACTGCAACAAATACAATATCTCTACCATTTACTGCTCCTTCTATAGTAGGAAACTGATCAACATTGTTAGTCTTATATTTTTTAATATCATAACCTGTAACATTATGTCCTTTAGAAGCAATAACCTCTGCACAAGGTAAACCTAATTTACCTAGACCTATAAAACTTATATTCATAGAAAACTCCTTATAGTCATACTTATCTGCGTACATTACTCAACCCTAATAAATATGACATATATTGGATTTATGAATGTTTGAAAAAATTTTAGATTTTGAAAATAAATTATCAGAATTTACAGGTGCTCCTTATGTCGTTACTACCGATTGTTGCACTCACGCTATCGAATTATGTTTATATCTAGATGAAGTTAAAGAGTGCAATTTTAGTGCGTTTACATATATAAGTGTTTTACAAACAATGCACAAATTAGACGTTAATTACAATTTAATAGAAGAACACTGGATAGGAGAATATAATTTACACAAAACAAGAATTTGGGACAGTGCAAGAAGATTAGAACCTAATATGTACCGCAAAGGTCAACTTCAGTGTTTGAGTTTTGGTTATAGTAAACCGTTAGACATAGGGAGGGGTGGCGCAATATTATTAGATTCGAAAGAAGATTATAACAAACTTAAAAAATTAGGATACGACGGCAGAGATTTAGAAATTCAACCTTGGATTGACCAGCAGGAGTTTTCTATAGGATATCATTATAAATTAAATCCTGAAGAATGTATAAAAGGTATAACATATTTAGATTATTATATTAAAGCAAGAAAATTTGATCCAATAAATGTAGTATATCCCGATTGTAGGAAAGTAAAAATAAAATGAAAATATTAATTTGTGGCGACAGTTGGACATCCGGTTACGGTGTTGATTATAAAGATAGTTGGCCAAACTTAATTGGTTATGGGTATATTGATACTTCAGAAATAGGTGCTTCTAATGATTTAATAGTTACACGTTTTTTAGAAAATTATAATGATACTTATGATGCTGTAATTATAGGATGGAGCGGAGTTACAAGATTTTGGGACGGAAAAGCTAGAGATTTTTCCAGTGTTGATAATAATGTAGTCGAATATTATAAAGATAAAAGTTTAAATGATATACTTGTAAATTGGGATAATCAAATTTCAAAAATTTTAGAAACTGCAAAAGTGCCAGTTATACAATACAGCGTATTTGGTGATATACCTATTAACAAAGATTATTTTTTAGAAAAAAGTTATTTAGAATTTCTTGCTAATAAAAGCGGAGTATTTTTTAATTATCAAATACCTATATTTGAATTTGACTGGCTAAATGAAAATAATTTAAAAATGACTGAGTCATTTGGCGAAAAATATTTTCCTCGTAAATGGAAGAGAGCTTGTGTAGAAAGAGAAAACTTACGTGGTACTGGATATTTTTTAGATTGCGGACATCCTACTGCTGAAGGACACAAATTATGGGCAGAATATATAAAAGAGAAATTAAATGATATATTCAGTAAATGAATGGGACCAGTTAAAAAGAATAGTTGTAGGTTCAGCAACAAATGCTCACTGGCCTGTTCAATGTCCTATATTTAGAAATCAAGAAAAAACAACATTGTGGAAAGAAACTCCTGTCCCTGCTGGGCCTGTTGACGAAAATATAATTTTAGAAGCTAACAAAGACTTAGATAACTTTTCGTCAATCTTAAAAAACTATGGTGTAGTTGTTGAACGACCTACAGAACTTGATTTTCATTTATTTGACGGTATGTATAACTATTGCCCGAGAGACAGATTACTAATTGTTGGTGATAAAGTGATTGATGCTCCTATGCTTTACCCTACTAGAAAAAAAGAAATAGAAGCATTAAATCATTTGTTGGACACAGAAATAATTATTTGCAATGATCCGGAAGCAACCTTTGATGCTGCAAATATCTGTAGGCTAGGAAAAGATCTTTTATACTTAGTAAGCGAAAGTGGAAATATTAAAGGTGCTAAATGGTTACAAGAAACTTTAGGATCAAAGTACACAGTTCATATATTAGATAATCTATATAGCGGTGTACACATAGATAGTACAATTAGTCCAGTTCGAGAAGGATTAGTTGTTGTAAACGGTGATAGAATTAATTCTAATAATATGCCAAGTGTTTTTAAAAAATGGGATGTTATTAGTATTTCGGGAAAAGATTTAGTGGCACAGCCTTTTATAGACTATCCTTACGCAAGTAAATATATAGCACTCAACTTTTTAGCAATTAATCCTAATACTGTAGTTTGTGATCCATTTCAAACAGTTTTAAGAAACGAATTAGAGAAAAAAAACATAGAAACAATCGGATGTGAGCTTCGACATAGCAGAACCTTAGGAGGTGGACATCATTGTGTTACACTAGATTTAGAAAGGAATTAATGTGTGGTATATAGACAAATTGCCTGAAGGTATAATTGACGATAGCTATAAAACATTGCCTTACATTAAAGAACCATTTAATGATCCTACAGCAGTTAAAGAATGGATACAAATTTATGGTAATATTTTTGACACAGGTGAAATGGTAGATTATAGACACCCACAACCGGAGTGGACACAAAAAATTATTGAGTATACTGGTTTAGGTTTAGCAGGTAGTAGTTACTATAAAATGAATCCTGGAAAAATACTTCCTTACCATAGAGATGCATATGTAAGATATATCGATTATCACAAATTAGAAGAAGTTGAAAGAATACATCGTGCTATTATATTTTTAGAGGACTGGCAGCCGGGACATATATTTGAAATAGACGGATATCCTTTAACAAATTACAAATCTGGAACTATAGTAGTATGGCAATATGACACTCCACACCTTGCCGCTAACTTAGGTACTAGTGACAGATACACTCTTCAAATTACCGGAATAAAATGAAATATCCAAATATTGAAATAATTACTGAAGATAAAAATATCTTTTTTGACGAGAATGGCATCTTCAAAGAAACATACTTATTCCGTGAATCAGACTATCTTTACCAAAAAATAAACAAAGATACTGTATTACTTGTAATTTCGCAAAATATAAAAAAAGTAAATCCAGTAGTACAGTTCCTATTAGAGAATAAGATAAAAGAAATTATTTTTGTAATAGATGACATATTCCGTATATCTTACAAAGGACAAATTTTACCTATGATGGAGGGTAAGGTAATAGAATCTGATTTTGAAAACACAAAACTTTTAGAAATAGAAATAATATCAAACATTTTATCACATACACAAATAAAAAAATTTGATGTATTTCATTGTGAAATTATTCCAGATGATATTAAAAATAAAATAGGATATGATATAAAATATTACGACAAGTTTTTAAATACTTGGAAAAAATTCAAATCACATCATTTAGATAACATAGAAAATAATTTAAATTTTGAATATAAAGTATCTTCTTTATCAAACAGATGGGATTATCATAGAACATTTATTACGTCACTTTATTATGATAATCCAGAATTTTCTTATACATTTTGTGAAAAGCCTGATCAAGATGATATGTTAGACAATAATAGTTTAATTATTAAACAATTTCCAAAAAACGTTCGTAAAAGACTAAAAAACAAATTAAATAATTTTTTAGATACACCTTGTGTATATTTAGATGAAAAATACGAACAAACAAGTACAAATAATATACTAGACTATCAAGTACAAAACAACTTAAATGTATATACACATATACAAAATAGTTTTGTAAATGTTACAAATGAAACTAGATTTGTTTCTCCTATGCAATATATAAGTGAAAAATCATTCAAGCCTATAATGTGCTTTAGGCCTTTAATAATGCTAGGACCGCCCGGAAATCTTAATATTTTAAAAACTTGGGGCTTTAAAACATTTAATCAATGGTGGGACGAAAGTTATGATTTCGAAAAAAATCACCACAAAAGATTTTCAATGATTGTAAAAATAATAGATGAATTATTAATAAAAGACAAAAAAGAATTATGTGATATGTTAGATAGTATGCAAGATGTTTTAGAGCATAACTACAATATTTTTACAAAATTTAACAGCGAATTTTATAAGTTAGTAAGTAACTGATTAACTAACAAAGATAAATCTTTGTTCCTTTTTTCTAGATTATTATAATTATGTTCTAAAATAGGTATCATTGAATTAAGATCCTTTTTAATATCCTCAAAGTCTCTAGAAATAAATTTATCAATAGAATTGCAGGTAGCTAAAAATCTTTTATTATAATTTTTTATTTCGTCGTAAGATTCATCAATAAAACTATCAAAGGTCTTATAGCCTAAAGATTTTAAATATTTTAAACTATTTGCCTGTCCAAAAAGAATAAAAGGTCTCATAAAAAATATAGGTTTAATTATTTTTTCACTAAAAAACATCCTATCAGATTTATCAGTATAAAATGTTTCACTCACAATATGTAAATATGATTCGTAATATTTCCTTAGTTTGATATCGTGGGTAGGATTATTAAAAGTCATATCTTCATAATCTATTACTGCTGGCAGTGTTTTAGATAAATTTTTTTTGTTAAATCTTTTATATATTTTAGGAAATTTTTCTGCAAATTCTTTAATTGCAAAATCTATATTATCATTATTTGCAATATCCACTGCTTGAGATACTAATCCGTATTGCTTATTATTAATAAATTCATAAAGAGCTAAACGTTGCGCACTAGGACGTCTATTTAGACACAAAAATTTATATTTTAAATTTTCATTATTTTTTATTTTCTTTAATGATAATTCTTTAAAATTTATTTTGTGTTTATTATAGAAAAGATATATATCTTCAAATCTATTATGATATATGTTTATTACACCGTTAGGGCTTTGTCTTACTAAATTACCTGTTAAATATATTACATTAGAAAAATCTAAATCATACTTTTTTAAAATTGTCTCATAAACAGTATTATCTAAATAACCCAAATTCCAACCTTCTAATGTGTTGTGAATTAAAAGTTTACATTTTCCATCTTTTATTGATTTAACAATATCAATTGGGATAAAAAATGAATCCCAAAGCAACTTTCTGTCTTTTACATCTACATCGTAAGGAAAAAGCCAGTGTGATAGATACACAGGATAATAAAACTTATTAGTGCCTACACTGTTAATAAAATCTATATGTTTTGCATCTATCGGATCAGTTACACTATAATCATTATCAGTATACTTCCCCCAGGTATCATTATTAAATCCGTTGAAAAGTTTATTTTTATCTCTGTATAGGGGAACTTTTATACTAGGGCTTTGCATACGTGATAAAATTCTTCCATTTCAGGGAAAGTTTTTAAGAAGTCTGTTCCTCTGCGTCTATCGTGTTCTGTTACAAATTTATAAAAATCTGCTCTATTGCGATTTACTTCATCAATATGCTTATAACTTTCTGATAATTTTTCTTGGAATACTTGATAATTCCTTCTCATACGTGTTATTTCGTGTTCATAAAAACCCATACCACACAATGGAGGCCAATCAATTTGTTCTTTATTTAAGTACATATAAGTAACCTGGTCTTTCATAATATTAAGGTAACTATGATCTAATATAAAAACACTCTGATGTTGTGGCCATCTAAGATATGCAGCATCCATACTTACTGGATTTCGTCTTTCTGGGCCTGTGTTGAACTCATATCTAAACTTAATAAAGTCTTGCATAAACTCTTTGTAAGTTGTTACACTCAAAGCATTATAAGTTGCCATATTAGTTAATTTGCTTTGTGGGATTTCATTTAATATTCTATGACAGTTATCTAGCCATTTGTTATAATCCAATCCGTGTCTAATATATTCTGCTTTTGCGCCTTTTGCTTCACAACTTGTATACAATTTAAATTCTTTAATCATACCCTCTGATTGTATGCGTTTCATTTTTTCTATCAAACTATCTATCATCGAATCAGGAACGCACAAATTACTATTAATATTCAATTCTAATTTAGGATTAGGATTTTCAATTATATAATCAAGCACCTTAAATGTATCTTTACACATTAAAGGTTCACCGCCTGTTATTCTAAAAACTTGTAAGCTAGGATATAGTTCAGGCCACCATTTCCAAAATGCTTCTACATATGGATTGTGTTCTCTGTGTGGTATAGGTAATCTGTTTTCTCTTTCTAAGACATCCAAATTATTAAATCGAGTACTTGTAGGATAAGGTCCAAATTGTTTTATTTCTTCCATCCATTTACTACTAACTTCAGGTAAACAATAAGAACATTTAAAATTACATACGCTACTAAAACTTACTTCTAAATATTTTGGATTAATATTTTTGGTAAAAGGATTATTTGTGATTTCTGAAAAATACGGATAGCTCCAATCTTCAGCACTTTTCATTACACGGTCACTAAACACAACATTATCTTTATCCGAATCTTCAATATTCCAACAGTAATCGCACTCTTCAGGTCTTTCGCCTTCGAGCATTTGTTTGCGTTTTTCTTTTTTGTAACTAGTATTATGTAATGCACTAGGATCAACTTCAATTTCTTGTAAAGGTATTTTATGTGCAGGTACGTGGTGGCAGCTATGTGTCATTCCTGTTTGAAGGTGTAAAGTTACTTGTGTCCATTTGGCCAAACATAGTGAACAACTTTTATTGTTTAGTTCACTTTGTACACTTCTATAATCGTTTGCTTGTGTCATTCTTTTTCCAAAAATTTGTTTGACATTCTCATTGGATTTTGATAAATTTCTTTAAAAAATTTACTGTGAGGACCATCCAATGGTTTTGTAGAAATAGGAATATTTAATTTGTCTTTTAATATATCCCCTAAAACTTCAATTTCTTGTAATAGATTTTTTTCTGTTAAATTTTTTGTTAATCCGTCCCAGTGCGAATTTAAATATTCAAAATCTCTTACGTTAATATAATCCCAATCAGTACACATTGTTTGATATAAACCTTCTCTAGCACCATAGATAGCCCAAAGTCCGTTTTCTACATCTGCGCCGACCATTAACCAAATATATAGTCTATGCAAGTTTTTCCAATGATTTTTATGAAAGTCCTCGACACTTACTTTTACGCCTCTATCTAGTGCCATTTTTACACCTTCACGAAATCCTGCTCTCCAGGCCTGATGTGGAGTAGAATTGTTATGCACATCACAATACACTCCTTCCATTTGAATGTATTGTACGTCCCAGCAAAAATCAACTTGTGCGTGAGGGTTATTAGGATCGGCATTTTCGTGAGTTTTCATATTCAAAACAAATTCTTTAGGCCAACATTTAAGTCCGCCATTACCGTATATTAGGCCGTTAATCATATTATTTCCTGCCCAACTTATTACACAGTTTGACAAATTTTTGTTTTCGTCAAAGTCTATAGTTTGATTTAAAAACTCTTGCCTAATAATATTATCGCCATCTACTGTGATAAATCTATCTGTTTCACTTAATTCAGCACAAGCTTTGTGTGCAGCATCTGAACCTTTTACACCGTGTACACGTTTTGCCCAAGGAACTTTGCTGCATAAGTCTGCGTAATTTTTTTCAGCATTTGGTTCATCATAACTTAGATATATTATATCGTAGTCTAAAACTTTAAATTTTTTCATTGTCTCACTTCATAATTATAAGTATCAAAATACTTTGCAGTGTATACACTTACGTTATTAGGATTAATTGTAGAATCAATTTGATCACTTATATTAACTTGTTCTTGATTAAGTAATGATTGATAATTTATTTTTATACTTTGGTGAAGTATGTTTGGATCGTTCTTATCAGTTATACTAAAATTCATCACTAAATCAAAAGATAATCTTTTATCTGCTTCAAAATGTTCTAATCTTTTTTCTTCATTCAAATATACAGTCCATTCATCTCGATAACAACATATGTTTATATCAGCATTTGGCACATTTTGTGGAATATTATATAATCTATCTCTTACATTAGGTATTTTTGTTTTTTCTAATTGATCTGTTATAACTAATCTATTTTTTGTTGGATTGTATGTTACAATAAAATCATCAATACGCCTTACACCGTGTTGTATATCTTTAACATCTTCATAATTGACATATATACTATGCAAGCCGGGTGCTGTTTCTTCTTTACTAGATATCTTGTTTATTTTTCCAGTATCAGGATCAAAATAAACGTGCATTCCTACATTTGATTTAGAAACTTCTAAATTTTCAACAAATTTTCTTAAATTGTTTATCATTGCACTAATTCCATATAATTGTTTAACATATATGGTTTTAAGAAATCTTTTTCAGTATAATGTAAAATTCCTAACTGTTGAAAATTTCCTAATTTTATTTCGCCTTTATGATTCATATATACGTCTACACAATCTTGCCAGTTTTTCTTTTTATTTGTCCATCCTTGTATCTGTGACTTCATATGGATAAAGTTAGGAAAGCTAGAAACTTTGTTAGTAATTTTATCTTCACAATCTAGTATTATTGTAACAATTGCACTACACACATCAATACTACACCAAGACGGTCTGTTTTCTTTCAAAAATATTTCATAAAATTTTTGCCAATTTTGTACCACAAATTCTAACCATTTATAAAACTTGTGCGCAAAATCGCCTTTATTAAAATAATGAAATCCGCTGTATATATTAGGTAAATTATTACTTACAAATGTTTTTCGATAATATGTGTCAGTTATAATGTCTCCTCTATAGGTAAAGACTTTACTTGTATAAAACATTTCATAATTTTCTAAAAAGTCCCACCAAGAAGATATAGATTGTAAAATTAAAGTATCTGTATCAAGTACAATTGTTCTATCATACGGTGATGAATGATAAATTTTCCATCTATTTTGAATCTTCCATTCAAATTCTGCGGCATCATCATCCCACATTATAGGAATAATCTTGTCAAATAAGTTTTTGTACTTTGCTGGAACTACATCGTCAGTAATAATACTTATTAGTTCTGTAGGATTATGTTTTTTCAAACTTAGAGCAAGTAGACAAGCTTGTTGTACATAATTAACTTGTTCATTATTCTGTGCAAGTACAACTATACCTTTACTCATATCCTACCTCGTCTATTATTCTATTTAGACTAAATTTATTCATTACGTGTACACTTTGATCTTTAATAGAAATAGCTGTATATTCGCCTCTGTAATTTTCTTTTTCTACTAAAAAAATAAATTTATTATCTTCTAATTTCCACAAAATGTCTCTATCTATTGTATATAAATGCTTTCCTGGCAATTCTGCAATAAAACTACCTCTAGAAAATCCATTCATAATATGACCTGCTATACTAAATGCAAAATCATTCCTAAATAATGAGCTTTCTAGCTGATATACTGTTGTGTAATGACTCCAATTTTCTTGTATGTGCTTAATTAAGTCAAAATATATTTTGTTAAGTTCAGTTTTTCGAAAAAAAACTACAGTAGCCCAATAAAAGTCTATACTGTAATCGCTTATATAATCAAACTCTCTTTCGTCTCTTACTTTTGCAATATCTTCTGATTTTTTAAACATTTGAAGATCATTTGGAGAATCAAAACAATTAGATAGTAAATTATTAGAAATTATATAATCAGTATCCAACAATAAAGTTTCTTCATAAGGAGACAAATCGTATGCTTCTACTCTATAGTTATTTTTAAAATTTAGTTTCTGGCTATAAAGAGTTCCATCGTGATAACTTTTTTTGTTAGGACTGTCGTCTTTGTAATCAATTTTAATAATTTTTTCAAATGTGTCCTCAGGGAAAGAATCTTGAAGGTATAAGACACTATCTGTAATAATACTTACAGGAATATTTAAATATTTTTTTATTCTGTTTGCAAGGAATACTGCTTGTTTTACATAATCAATTGTATCGTTATTTCTTGCAATTAAAAGTGCGCCTTTAGTCAATTTCTAATCCTACTAAATCAGTAACACTCCTATTTTTTTTGAGTTTTTCGTATTCGACAAAATAATTATTAGACGATGTAAAATACGTATTCAATATTTCATTGTAAAATTCTTGTATATTGTCAATTTGTAAGGGTATGTTATTATCATCTACTAATACAATCTCATCTTGCTCCGATGACAACATTGTGTAGCAAAAATTTATTAGTTCTTTAGTAACTGTGAACTGGCAACCGTCATAAAAATAAATTAGATCTTCTAAATATTTTTCTTTTAACAATCTTTTCTGGTTGTTAAGTGTAACCATAAAATTAGAAAATTCAATAGCTTTTTCTAAACGCTCGTCCATACTTGTACTCCTATAAGATATAATAGTATATAACAAAAAAAATTATTTGTCAAATAAGATCTGACTACATTTTCCGCTGATGATCTAGAAATTTGTTACCTTGGGTGTCTTCACCACGCCAATATCTCTTTCCTACACCGTGCGGTTTTTTCTTGTCGACGCTGTTGCGTTCAATTCCTGCATTTTTCATTTCTTGTTGTTCAAGTTGAATGGCGTTTTCACTAAAATAATTTTCAGCAAGTTCTATTTCAAATTTATCAACAAAATATCTAGGAATAGGCATAACTGCACTTATTATATCTCCTTTTTTTACTTCTACTACTAGCTTAGGAGAAAGTATTTTTAAGTTAAAAGTAAAGTCTCTACGTAAATTATCTGTTTCAACTACTGCGGTCATATTAGATAAATTTGGTATAAAATAATTAGGAGGATTCATTACCATTAAATTAATACCGGGAGGAGTTCTAAATGTAAATCTATTTTGTACAGTAATAAGTCCACTTCCAAAATGAGCACTTATTGTTTGTTTACTGCAAGGACTTGTTTTTATTGTAACATCATTAGGCGCTTCTCCACCATTCCATTCTGCTGTAAAATCACAACTACTCCTTATTGCAAAACCGTATTGATTTCCAATGACTACAGGCAAACAGTGAGCAACGTGTTTGTTGACCCAGTCTCTTGTTTTCATTCCTTTTAATGGTTGTACTATATCTAGATAATCATCTTTATGATATATCGATTCTGGTACAACTAATATTTTGTTTTTTGGAAAATTATTAAGCATTTTTTGTCAAAAATAGAACTATTGTATATCTTTCACCAGATTTAACTTCAGTTACTCCGTGTAAATATTCTTTTGTACCTTCAAATTGTACAAGTGTTCCCGGAGTTGTTTCTGGTTGTAAATTTTGGTTTGGAAAAAATATTTGGCCGCCTTCGTAATCTTCATTAAGATAGATTAATACACTATAATGTCTATTAGGATAAGGGTGTAGAGAACCGTCGAGATGTTCACAATCTGCGTGAGGAGGGTCTAGTTTATCTCCTTTGCGCCATCTTACCAACTGAAATGTTTCTATCAAACATTTGGTTTTGTATTTTGTTTCTATAATTTGTCGTACGTTTAATCCTATGTCGTCTAACAATTGTTGTATATCTTTATTAGATATATTACTTTTATGAATAAATTTTTCAGACCAATGGTCGTTTGTAACTATCCAGTCATTTGTTGTTGTTACATAATCTACGAGACTGTTAATATTATTCTTATTTAAAAAATTATTATCTATATAAATGTCCTGCATACTTTATATATTTAAAATACACAGGACACTATATAGTAATTGGTTTACTACGGAAGCAAACCGCCTGATATTGTGAACGAAGCACCATCTGAACCTGCGCCTGTTTGCGCAACTCCTACAGTATAGAAACCAGTTGGAAGTTGAGCAGATATAGTATCAGTACCGTTTGCATCTGTTGTTCTACTACCAGATGTATATGCTGCGCCGTCTTTGTACACTGAATACGCATACGATGTATTTGGTATTCCGCCTGTGATACTGACATACGCTGTCAAACCTACTGCTACTGCCGTAACCTGAATAGCATACGTCGGAGGTGGCGGAGGCGGTGGTGGTGGCGGAGGCGGAGGTGGTGGCGGAGGTGGTGGCGGAGGTGGTGGCGGAGGTGTTGAGACTGCCGAAACTATTGTAAACGCTTGATCTACTACAGTGCCATTTAAAACTAAATCTGCTCTCCAAGTACCTACTTGCCCGATACCTGTACTTGTACTTCCACTAGCACTCGAACTAAATAATCCTTGGAATACATTATCTTTATAAGCGTTTACGGCCACAGTTGTTGCATTGCTACTGCTCCAGGTAATAGTATAAATGTCTGATGTAGTTCCAGATAGAGGAGATATACTAACACTTCCAGTTGGTCCAGGGGGCGGTGGTGGAGGTGGTGGAGGTGGCGGAGGTGGTGGCGGAGGTGGTGGTGGTGCTGCACTTACAAAGATAGTATCTGTATCTAGTGTATCTGTACCGTGCGCTAGTGCTGCTGTATGGATTCCTCCTGCAGTAGCAGTAAAAGTTCGAGAACCAGAAGTTCCATTAACTGGGCCAACAACTATACTATTCAATCCATAATAAGCATAAGCTGTAACTGTAGTGGTTGTATTACTACTTGTCCAGGTTACTGTTATTGTGTCTCCTACGTTATATACACCTGATCCTTCAAAATAAATATTTCCAGTTGGTCCTGGTAAGCCGACTGCAATAGTATCACTTGCTGTTACGTACTTTAATGTGTTAGTGGCATCATAATAAGATGATGCAATACTTGCTCTCCAATTGCCTGTATTAGCTAGAACTTCGTATGTTAAGGCGCCACCCGGTTTTGTAGTTGAACTTACAACTGCTGTAGTAGACGATGGCGGATATATAGCAGCATAGGTAGTATTCGCACCAGTACCAGCGGTGTAATCAGCACGTATGGTTTCTCCTATAAACGCAGACGCAGCGTCAAACGCAATAGTTGGGTTTGGAATAGTTACTGCTTGATTAACAGTTAATGCTGGATTAGTTGATACTGTAATTTCTAGGGATGTATCAATTAAATTATATATTTTAATATAACCAGTCCAGGTACCTACTTGGTCTGCTACGCCAGATGCTGATCCTGACTTTGTGTTATACCTATTAGGATTAACATTACCTGATGGACTTATTACATAAATGTCATACCCAAATAAGGTTGCAGAGTTATAGCCGCCGTCCCAAGATAATGTAAATGAAGTAGAATTTACTGTACCCGATGTTGGTGACCAAGATATTGCAACATTATCATAAGTAGGTGAGGGGTTCGCAACAGGTGTTTGGCTAGTGTCATTGATAGTTATTGACTGACTAGCAACTGCTCCGCCCGATGCTGTTTTTCTGACGTTAATTGTTTTAGATTCTGCACCTTCTGTGGTTGCATCTGCTATAGGACTTAAACTAAAACTTCCGGAATTATTAAACATCGAGAATGATCCACTAGATGTACTAAAATCTGATCCGCCCGTTACATCCCAATATAATGTAGGTGCACTTGCCCATCCTGTAGCTGTTACTGTATAAGTACCAGAACTTCCTTCGTTAATATTACTGGGTCCACTTATGCTATAAGTTGGTTCAACTGGAGTGACTGCATAGTATGCACTTGTACCGTCAGAAAAGTTAACAGTTATTGTTACACCTTCTCCGAAGCTTGTAGACATTGTAACAGGAAAAGTAGCTGTTCCACTAGCATTGGTTGTGCCCGACCCGCTATTGCCTGAAGTTAATTCTGTAGCAGACCAGGTAAAGTTTGTATTAGGGCGAGCATAATAGATATATACATCACCATCCGGATTTCCGGTAGCAGATACAATACTAACACTAGGACTATATACTGCTGTTACCGTAAATGTAAGTGAACTAGCTAGGTCAGGGTTAGGCACTGATACATTATATGTTCTTTGTCCTGCTGAACCAAAAGATACTGTAGAAGTATAATTGCCGCTACTGTTAAAAGTTCCTGTAAATACGTCACTGCCCGAAACACTAAACGATCCATTAGGTCGACCTGTTATAGTTAAAGTTGCATTTTGATTTACATCAGGCGAACTAGGACTAATAGATATAGTGCTTTGATATACATCTGTTACAGTATAATTTAACGTTGTTGAGTTGTTACTAAATGCTTCTGCAATAGTAAAACTATATGATCCTGCAGGGGAAGTTTGTATTTGTATTGTTGCCGTTCCATTAGAATCAAATACAAAAGCACTAAGGGATTGACCATTAATACTAAACTGTCCGCCGGGGAAACCTCCAGCTATAGTAACTTCTCGATCTGCGCCTGTCGCGCCTTCTATTACTGTAAAATTATTTCTACTTAAACCTAGCACAGCAGTAATTGTATAGTTTGTCGAAGCTGTCAAAGGGCTATAACCAGACACATTTTCAAAATGTGAAGTATATGTATAATTTCCAGGTTTTGCTTGTAACCTAGTAAAAACTAATTGTCCATTTGCAGGAATAGTTGCCCCTGTTCCAGGTAATCCTTTTGGTACATCAGCCACAGACGGATTATTACTAGTCACAGAACCAAGATGTTCGGTATTAGGAGGACCAACTACAGTATGTGTGAACGAATTATACACAGGAGAAGATGTCGGATTAACTGTTGTACTGTTTACTCCCGAAGGTAAATCATCATTAATAAGCGTTAGTGAAGTACTAGCACTATCACCTGTATCTCGATGTGTCCAAGTTACCGTCATAGTTTTGTTGCCATCATTGACAGATTCTTGTAGGAACTGCTTTACAATACCTACATATCCGCTGACGCCGCCGCCCGATTGTGCTTTCGAACCACTTAATGCACTGTAGGTGCTAGTAAAGTCTCCGGCGGTTATTGTACCAGAAATCGACCAATCCCAAATATCTCCCGCGTTATAGCCGGTTGACTCACATTGTAATATAATAGAATCACCTTCATTAGCTGATGTTATGAGACTTTGTAGTGCAGTACTCCAAAAATTTACTGTAATGCTTTTTGCAATTGGTGTTGTTGAAGTGTCTTGTATTATAGCAAATATAGCATTTGAACTATTGTTAGGTCCACTTACTCGTGTTCCAAAAATTTCGGATCCTTCAGTTGTAGAATCTGCAACAGATGTTCTAGTAAATGTGTATGAACCATCTCCTGTGTTTGGAAGATTAGTAATTGTTACAGATGCTGTGCCGCTCATAGCCCCGCCAACAAAGTCTGCTGCAACAGCATTTGTTCCACTAACTGCATTTACGTTAGACCAACTTACTCCGCCAGTTGTAGCTTCCCAGTTGCTTACTGTTCCTGTATATGTAAAGGTTTTGTATGTAGTTTCGTCACCGAGAGTTGGAGAACTATATCCAGTAGTAACATCTAAATCACTATTTACTACAGGAACGTTTGCAATTTCTGATTTTCCTGTCCAATAAATTTTAGTGCTTTGACCATTACCGTCTGATTGAAGAACTGTAAAATCATATGTTATGCCTGCACCTCTAGCATCCAACACTGTTGTTGGTGTTACACTTACCGGTACTGTAACGCTTTGTCCAACACCTATGGTATAATTTTTACTTGCAACTCCGCTGGCTGAACTTACACCGTCGACATCTACAGTCCAGGCAGCAGGTCTGTTTGTTTCTTGAACTGTTATTGTTCCGCTACTATTGCCGGTGTTTGTAACAGTAATGTTTGTACTTGCCGAAGTATTGACAATTACATCTCCAATATCCCACGCAGTATTTTGAGTAAGGTATGCACTTGGGGTAACGCTAAAAGTGAATACCGCCGGTGGTGGAGGTGGTGGTGGTGGAGGTGGTGGGGGCGGTGGTGGGACACTAGTATCATTAATAACTATACTAATGGAATCTGCACCATTATCTAGACTAAGTGTTAATGTTTCAGGACCTTCTGCAAGTTGATCAGACACAGGACTAATTACTAAAGAATTTAAAGTTCCAACTGTAAAGGCTCCTTGCAAAGGTATTCCAATGTCTGCTTGGCTAGTTCCTGTAATAGTATAAGGGATAATAGTACCATTAGAAACATTTGTAGTTGTAAGAGTAATACTAGCACTGCTGCCTTCATTGACACTAGCAGCTGATCTACTTAAAGTATAAGACGGAACAGGTGGCTGGCTTGCACTTAATTGTACTATTGTGCTGCCCACAGGAAGACTTGCTGTGGGAAATACTACAGTATCGTAAGCTGTACCATTAATATTTACTGTTCCATCTGGAATTAGTAGAGATACAGAACTTGTCCAATCACCTAATACAGCTTCATCTATCGAAAAACCTCCGGGATTGGGATCTGTAAATAAAACTTTAAATTGAATTGTTCTACTGCTTGTCTGTAATGCATATAACTCATATGCACTTTGACTATATGTATTACCTGCATCTTTTCTATAACAAAGTTGATAACTACTACTTAAATTTGTAGCACCGATATTTTGACCTTGGCCTACACCTTTATTACTAAATGTACTATCGCCTTTAAAACTAACAACTCCCATATTGTTCATTTCGGTTTGCCAGTCTATTGTTTTTTGCTGATTAAGATTATAGCTTACACTTGCATTAAATCGTATTTCACCACCTGCATTAAAAAAATGTCTACGAGCAGCATCTGAAGGGAAAGTAACACTAAAAATATGGTTTATATAACTAGTCCAATTTCCGCTTACAGAATTTAAATATGTACTTGATATTTGTGTACCTGAACTATTATTTAAATTTACTGTAGCTGCCTGATCAACAGTGTCGATTTCAAATTTATCATTTTCAATTTGAGTCATTAGGTTTTCTAATGACTGGATATATGCGATTTCTATTAGATCTGCATTCACAGGATCATTTTCAAAATCTCCAACAATAAAATCATTTATAGATACATTTCCAGCACCCACTTGATGTGCTCTACATCTAATTAGATCAACATAAAGATCTTCATATTGCTGTGCAGTTATTTTGTCTGAAGTTGGAGGATTAACAGTGCGAGTACCTTGCACATCGCTATTAGCATTTAAAGTTTCTCCGTAACCGAAACTTGGAGTACTAGCTAATGATAAACCTAGAACTTTTTCTAACCTATTTTGAAGGTTGTTAAATCTAGATGCTAAAATAGTTGTAGTTGTAGGCATTAATTCTCTCTATACACTTTGCTTAGTGTATTTATTAAAAAATAATACACAACTATTTTTACGGTAAAATGCCGCCAATGCCGCCATCATTTGGTAGTACTTCGATGTTAGCCTGATCTACAAATTCTCCATTTAACCATAATTGTACATAATAAAAGCCTTGAGTAGCAAAGTAGTACGAAGATGAACCGCTTGCACTAACTGTAGTTAACGGATTAAGGGTACTTACACCTTCTTTGCCTACTCTAATTTGGACAACTCCTGCTCCTTCACTTGTCCAAGTATACGATTCTATTATACCTGTTTCACTAAACGGAGCATCCCAAGAAATACTTCCTGATGGTTCTGGCGGTCTAGCAATCATACTAGTTGAATCTGAAGCTAACTCTGTAGTTCCGTCAAATAATCTAACAGTCCACGTACCTATTTGGTTTAAAGTTACAGGTCCTATCTGTCCTGATGCAGCAGTACTCACTGGACCAATTGTTTGTCCGTCTGGTCTAGTAAATGAATATTTAGGTGAATCGGCATTTGCTGTGGTCCACTCTATAAAGACTTGTGTTTCGTCAACATATCCATTAGCAGGATAAACATCTAAAGTTCCAGTTGCTTCTGGTGCAACTACTGTAACAGTTGATGTATCAATAACTGTGCCATCTAATACTAATTCAAATGTATATGATCCAATTGTATTTAGAATAATTGTATCTGTACCTTGTGCTGTAACTTTATCATATTGTAAACGTAAACCATCAGGTTTTAATATATCCACTCTAACAGTTGACGCATTTGCCGATGCCCAAGTATAGCTACATAAATTTGCACCTTGCATTTCAGCTGTAATTGTACCAGTAACTCTTGCTCCTACAGTAAATCCAACGGTATCAAGTGTTGCGCCTGTATAACTGCCTGTTCTAACTTGTACAACCCAATTTCCTACAGGAGCATTTATAGGCACATCATAAATCCAATTTACGCTGTTACCGGTAATCTGTTGTACAGAAGATTGTGTTGTAGTGCCTAGCGGGTTAGTTACCGTTATATATACTAGTTCGCCATCCGGAACATTAGTTGTAGTAAGTGTGTATCTTATAGCACTTTGTGCAAACACATCAACGACCCTCGGACTTAATGAATAAGTAGGATCTGGAACATCTATTACTTCTCTTTGAACAGTAATAGTGTGTGTAGGGAATTCTCCACTAAAACCAGAAGCAGGTGCAGATATGGTAAATTGATATGTTTCTGCTTCGTCATCTGGAATAATTATAGCATAATAAACTAGTTTTGATTCAAAGTATTGTGTACCACGTGCATCTATAGACCAAGTTCTTGGAGCAGTTGATACTCCAGAAATATTGCTCGGTTTATCAGAAAAATACACTTCGCCTGATACAACTGAATCTCTACCGTAATCTATATAATTATCTTTATAGTCATCTTCAAAAATAATTGTAAGTCTACCACTTATTGTGTGTCTTCCGGTAGAAGGAATAGTTAGTGTGTCGGAAGAACCTTCTTGGAATCTGATAGGAGAAGCTGTATATTCATTTGGTTTTTCATTTATTACTATTTGTACAGTATCAGCTTCAATGCCAGGATAATCATATGTAACATTATACACATAAGTACCAGCGGCGGTAATTTTGAATGTTCCTTCCCAATTACCTTGAGCATCAAATGTGCCAGTCTTTTCTTCTATTCCGTTATTAGCTCTCCAAATAGTATTTGGTCTGCCTCCTGAGGCGGTTACTGTAAAGAATTCTCCTTTAAAGGCTGATCCCGGTAGTGACCATTTTACGTCATACTCTGGATCTTCTTCTCCAGTTGATGTATCTACTATTGCAACCCAAGCAACATCTAATCTAGGACCAGATCGGCTTGTTCTTATTTCAGTACCGAATGTTTCGCCACCTTCTTTTAGTAAATCCTCTGCAAGTGTTCTTGAAAAAGTTCCTGTATTATTGTTAATTGTAATACTTCCTGACAATCTAAAATCAGTAAAGTCGTCTTCTTCTAAATAACGAGGTTGTCCTACAATATCACTATATTGTGTATGATTCCAATATAAAGTAGTTCCGTTTGGAACAAATGTAGTATTAACTGTATAGGTAAGTGTCTCTCCTTCATTGACAGAATCTTTGTTTGCTGATATACTGTATGTTGGAGTTCGATCTATTGCTTTTTCGTATGTAACTGGTATTACTATATTATCTATGCCTGCTTCATTAGCCTCTAGGAAAAATGTCAAACTTCCAGTAAAATTGTTGCTGTTAGTATTAAAAGAAAATTCTAGTGTAGGGGAGAAAGTAGGCGTTGCTGTGAAATTTAAAATAGAGCCCGGAGTAGTTGAAGTTGGAGTATAGTTTACTGGAGTTAAACTAGTAGTTACACCAGATGGGAAACTTGGACTCCAGCCTATAACTTTATATTGACCGTTTTTAGCTTGGAACTGTATCTGTCTAGTAGTGATAGTAGTAAAATCAAGGCTCGCCGGGGCAGTACTTGCTTCTAAAGGTGCCTCAGGTGGATCTACGTTCTCTTCCCATTCAATGTAAACAGCTCCAACACCGCCACTACTTTGTCCTGAACTTGATCCGAATCCAATACCTGATACGTCTCCGCCTGTCGCTCCGCCGCCACCGCCGTATCTTCCGCCTGTACCATCTGAACCCGACCCGGAAGTTCCGTCGTTGCCACTGCCGCCTCCTGTTCCTGAACTACCAGAAGGAGTACCAAATGCGCCTCCGACTGT